GCGGCTCGTACTGCAAATCCGCAGCGCCCAAAGTGATGTCGTAAACACCGTCAGCAGCAGAGGAGATGGCGACGGTAGCGATCCCGGCGACGTCGTCGATGCCGCAGACGATCGTTGAGGTCGGGAAGTAGTAGCGGGTCGCAGTTCCCGACTGGTAGAAGTGCCGCCCGGTGTGCCCGTCGATGGCGCGTGACGCAGCCTCTACGGAAAGCTCGAGGAGCGTGTCGTCCTGGGTGTCGCTGACCGGGATGCGGGCCGCGGCCTTAATTTCAGCCAGCGAGCAGTACCCGTTGGTGATCGCCATTCGACGCCTCCGCACTCATGTAGTTCCAGGTGAAGTTCTCGGCAGTCGGCTCGATGCCGACGCTCCGTAGGTAGTCGGCCTTCACGGCCTGGCCGTCCCAGCCATCCGGCACGCCCTCGCCCGCATGAAGTCGGCCAACGCGCGCCAGGACCGGATCGGCCACGACGTGGACCAGTCCAGGGAACGCATACGCATGCCCGTACTTCGTATCCACGCGAGAGAAGCCCGCAGCGGGATCGCACGCGCTCCGACGCACCACGTTCGCGCTGATCAACGTCGCCGCGATCGGCAGTGCAGGGTCGCGCTCCGCGATCTGCGCGAGCGAACCGATGGCTCCACACGCCCCACGAGGGCTGCTGTTGCTCATCAGGATGAGCCGGTCGGACGTCGTCCACCCGATATGGCTCAAGACTGTCTGGATGGCTGTATCGGTCACGGTGTCGTCATCGCCCAGGATCCAGAGCCACGGTGCCGTGCCCGCCGTGAAGCCGCGCAGAATGTTCGCATCCCCACCGATGTCGTACGACCGCCGCGAATACTCCACCCGGCAGGACTCGCCCAAGAGGTCGCGCACCAGGTTCGATGCGGTGCCCGCGTTGTCGCTGACGACAACCTCGACGCGCTCGTCCAACTGAGGAGCGAGCGAGTCCAGGAGCGCCGCAAGTTCCGGCCGGTTTTTCGTCGGTATGTAGATCGTCAGGACCGATCCGGCAGGCTTTCCGTTATCCCACGAGGACTCGACCGGCTCGACCACGGCAGAAGCTGACCCGATCTCCACCAGGCGCTCAAGTGTTGGACGCCAGTCCCGCTCAAAGACGACGTCAGCGTCGTAGTTCTCGCGCGTCCAGGCGATTGCTGCTTCCGACCGGACCCGACCAGCGGAGTACATGGCCTCCAGGGCCTTCACAGTCTCCGGGACCGACGGCACCGAGAACCAGGCCAGTTGCGTCGCGTCCCAGAAGGGCTGACCCGTGACCTTGATCGAATCCGGACCAGCCAGTTCGGCCTGGGCGCTGAAGTCCTGAGTGATGACCCGCAGACCGCAGGCCTGCGCCTCGATCTGAGTGATGCCGAAGCCTTCGCCGTACGTCGGATTAAGGAAGACATCAGCCGATGAGTACAGCGCAGCCAGCACCTCGGATGGGATACCCATCCGCAACTGATACTGATTAATGAACTTGACCTGATGCGGCCTCAGTCCGCACGCCTGGAGAAGCGGGTCGAACGCGATGCCGCTCATCGCCCCGAACTGCTCAGAGTGGATGAACAGCCGCGCATCGTCGTGCTTCGCCGCGAAGATAGAAAAAGCGAGGATCTGCTCAGCGAAGGCCTTACGGCTGGGAACGCCCTTATTGGCATTAGCGATCAGGACGACGAACTCGTCCTCGCCAAATCCCATGATGTCGCGGCCCGTCAGACGCCTGCCGTCGTCCTGCCCCACCGACGCGGTCGGTTTAAACACCGACGTCTCTATAGCGTGGGGCACGCACATCGCCTCGATGTCGCGCCGGGCCAGTTGCTCCTGCCCGAAGCGGCTCATCGCGATCGGCGTCACGTTCGGCTTCTCGCAGAACGCTGCCACCGGCGGCGGGACCGGCAAGTGATCCACCGGCACCCAGGACGCGACGTTCATCTTGTCCCAGTTGGCATTCGTCAACGTCCACACGTCGTAAAGCGTGAACATCCACGGCACATGGCTGGGATGCCGACGGGCCCAGTCCCGGTAGTAAGGGGCGCACATATCCTGGCTATAGGGATCAAAGCCCTTAGGCCAAAGCTCGATACCTTCCCATTCGCTACTGACGGCCTCAAGCCCGTAGTTGACGGCAATCGCCATCGCGTGGCCGTCTTCGGAAATGCGCTGAACAGCCTGGGCTGTCTGCGTCCCATAACCCGTCGGAGTAAAAGGCGCGTTCGACAACCACATGCCGGCGATCTTCGGTCCGTTGCCGCGCGCGGCGCGACGTCGTGCTGCTCGATCCATATTTCCTCGCAGTGTTCGCAGTGGTCCACCGGCCCGCGTCGCCCACTGCGAAGACGCGCGGGCCGGTGGAGTCGATGAGTAAGGCGGGGCCGAAGCCCCGCCTTAAGTCGTGCTAGGACGCGCCACCCTTGAAGTACTTCACGGCGCTGGCCTGACCAAGGTCGCCCCAGATCCGCACCGTTGCGCGGAAGCCGACCTCATCAGTGTTGAAGTAGGCATCGTCGCTGCGCGCGATCTCCAGGCCACCGACCATCCGAGTGTGGTACGAGCCAGTCCAGCCGAACAGGACACTGATCGCTGCTGTACCCGTGGAAGCCATATCCGGGTTCTCCACGATCTCGTAGCCAAGGATCGTGTCCGGAGTCCCGACTCCCACCTGGTAGAGGTAGTTTCCAGCGGTGTCCTTCAGCTTGCGGATTGACCCGATCGTGGTGCGCCGCGCCATGAAGCGTGCGCCGCGACGGACATACTCAGAATCAACCGCGTGGACCAGGTCGATCAGGTTGTCAGCGGTCGGGACACCAGCGACGCCAGTGCCACCGGTGACGCCGGAGCCCGCCGCTGCCGAGATGCCGCGCGACTCCACCGTGCCAGTGCCGATGGTCAGCAGGCCGTTGCCCTTGATGCCGATCGAGGTGCCGAGCGAGCGGCCCAAGAAGGACACCAGGTCAATACCCGAATCGGTAAGCAACTCGCGGCTGACCTTCGTCAGGACGGCGACCTTCTGCGACTTCAGCGTCAGGCTGGAGAACGTCGGATCGAGCGGCGTGATGGCCGTCGCCTCGGCAATCGCCGTACCAACGGGCCTAGTCGACTCCACCGGAACCTTGATGTCCTCGCCCGAAGCGGTACGAAGAAGGGTCACATACCGGCCGTCCATCATTGGGCCGACGGTGATCAGGTTCTCCTGGATCACGTCGTAGAAAGACTGCGGAACGACACTTGAGTCGTCCGTCGTGTTCAGGTCGCGCGACTCAAACACGTGGGACCGGATATCACCGAACGCGAGCGCCCGAACGATGTCGGCGTCGGTGCGAGCGACCTCAATCCGCTGCGAGCGGACCTCGGGGGCGGTGATCATCGACGCAGCGATGTCGGCCTCGCGAGCCTCGCCAATCTTGAGGTCCTCGATCACCTGGGAGCGCTGATCGATGTCGGCCATCATCCGCTTGTAGGAGGACTCCTCCTCAGCGGACAGATCACGGCCCTCGTTGGCCGCGTGGTCGAGGAGTGCCTTGGCGGCGTGCCAGGCCTCCGCGCGCGCCTCTTGCTGGCGCTGAAGGTATGCAGACATTTCATTTCCTTTGTTTGGAATGGATCGCAGTGATGACGACCGCTGCGGCTCCGCACGCGGGAACTACCGGCCAGGCTCCTGGCCGAGAACTAGAGGGACTTGGCGATCAAGTCGAGTTGCTTCTGCAGCACCGAAAGCGGCACCGACTTCGATGCCTCAGCCTTCGGCGCGGCCTGATCCACGACGCTGCGCAGCAGGTCGGCCTGCTCATCGGTAAGGCTGCCGTCGACGAGGGCCTCCATCGCTTCGGCAATAGCGTCCTCGTCGGCCTGCGCACGGATCGCAAGCGCTGAGTAGTCGCGCACCTGGGCTGAAGTGGCCTCGTAGGCCGGGAAGGTGACTACCGAAACCTCGTGCAGCCGCACTTCGCGTAGCGTCCTGCGGGACCCGTCCTCGTTCCAGGAGTCGCCGCCTTTTGGCACGCTAAAACCGAACGACATCGAGTCGACGTCGCCACGCTGCATGGAGATCGACAGATCCCTGCCGTAGGTGGTCTCCGGCAGGTCGGCCTCGACATGCAGGCCCTTCGAGTCCTCGGCCAGGCGCAGCGTCTTGGATCGCGTGGTGCCAAGGACGCGGCTCGTGTCATGGTTCAGCAGCATCCGAACGTTGTTGCGGGACGAAAGGCTGCGTTTAAATGCGCCGGTCGCGATCGTCTCCACGAACGGCAGCGGCTGGCTCGGGCTGTCGAAGACTGCCGCATAGCCGCTGAAGGACATTCCGTTTCCGGCCTGCCTTAGTTCAAAGTCCTCGATAGTGATGGACCGCTGTTCTACGCTCATCGGCTTAGTCCTTCCGTCCTGGATCGCCTGCGCTGTCCTTGCCAGCCAGGCCCTCGCGGGATCAGGGTTAAGGGGATCGATGCCCCACAGGTAATGGGCAACCGCGCCAGCGCCAGGCCAGCGAGGATCGTCGAAATCGGAGTTCTGCCCGGCCTGCAAGTCCACTGCATGGCGAGCGGCCCAAGCATTCGCGCGGATCACCTTGTCGTCCGACATGTCGCCGCCAGCGATGGCCCTTGCTTCACGGATCGTCTGCTCCGTCAGGCCGTCGCCGCCGTATCCGTCGGCGCGCAGGTCGAGGCCACGCTGTGCTGCCCGTGCCATGTAGGCAGGAACCTCGGCGCGCAACTCAACCGAGCGAGAGTCAGGGATGTCAGCCGGGTCGATGGCATCGATGCCGAGAGCAGCGAACGCTGCCCGGTTCGCCGGGTCATTGTCGACAGCCATGAGCACGTCGTATGTCTGCAGCAACTCCTCGGCCATGTCGGCCTTGAAGTCAGGCGTCGAGTCGTCCTCGTCGTCTGGCTTCATGAGCAGCGCCCGGTAGGTGACGCCGATCCGGTCGAGGTCCGCCTCGGTGGCGGACCGATCCGACTCCAGCCGGGCAGTCAGCACGAACAGCGAGCCAGCCTGCGCCAGCACGAAGTCGATCACGCGCTGTATCGGACGATCGCCAGCCAGCAGCGTGCCGTCGATGTCGGTAATAACGGCAGGAGGCCCACCATCAAAACGCTCGCCGCCAGGCTCCATGCCCTCGGCGATGCTGACGGCGACCATCTGGTCTATCGCAGCCTGCTTGGTGGCATGGCAGCCGATGACCTCGCCGTCCTCCTTGATCGTCGCCCAGCCGTCGCAGCCAGGCGCAGAGTCGGTGATGAAGTACGGCACTAGAGCACCTGCCGGAGCCAGGCGACCGTATGGCCGGTGTCGCTGCTGATCGCAAACAGTTGCTCGCCAGGCTGCATGTCGATCGTCAGCCGCTCCAGCTTGAACAGCGGCAGACCAGTGCTCGTGGTGACGTTCGCGCCGCCCAGGTACATCGTCTTGGTGTTGTCGATGTTGGCGATGTGCAGGATCGAGGCTGACGCTGATGCGCCGTCGATCTGCACCGGAGTCGCACTCCCGATCGTCGTCTGCCCGCTGCTAATCATGACTGCACCTCATAAAGGCTCGGCGGGTCGATCGGGTCGAGGGTCGACAGTGCCTGCAATTGCGTCGACGGCACGCCGGTGTGCTCAATGCTGGGGAGTTCCAGCGCGGCCAGGACCGAAGCCGGGTCAAAGCCGCAGTACACAAGCCGCTGAGCCATCTCCACCCGCTTGGAAGTCTCCACCAGATCGGCCGCCGTGAGGTTCACGTTAGCCAGCGGCACCCTGTAGACCTCTCCGCCGTCAACCGGCGCCATGTCCTCCAGCCGGTGAATGTCGTTGATCGACAGGAACCCAGCTTGCGTTCCGACGCTGTAAGCCGAGTACCTGGACTCCAGATTTCCGCGCAGCAGGCCGTCTACGTTGAATCGCAAGAACGCACTGCTCGGCAGGAGGCCCGAGTAGGCCTCCTCGATCTTGGAGATGTACGGCAGCAGGGTGAACGTCACAAACTGCCGCGCGTTCTCCTCAACAGACGCGTACGACATCGCGCCAGGTGCGTTGACCTGAAGCATGTGCGGCGGAATCCGGAAGATACGGGCGATGGACTCCACCGCGAAGCGACGAGACTCCAGCATCTGCGCCTCGTTGGGGTCGACGCCGGTCTTAACGAACTTCGCGCCGTTCGTCAGCACGCCCGGACGGTGCGCACGCTTCAGACCGCGATGGCCCGACTCCCAGGCATCCTGCATCCGACCGGCCTGCTCGGCAGTCATGTCGCCGGGAACCTCAATAACGCCAGGAGCCACCGAGCCCTGCCCGAAGAAGCGCGCTGCGAACTGCTCCAAGGCGCCGGTCAGCCCAAGGGTCTCCTTGAGTTCCTCCACGCGCGAGATGCCGCGCAGATGGCCGGGCTTGCGCAGTTCGGTGATGTGCTTCACCTCGTCCTCAGTCAGGACCGATGCGCCGTGGTCGATGACAAAGACAATGCGACCAGCGGGATCGCGCCGCACGGTGACGCGCGACGGGTCAAGGACCGACAGAGCGACGATCTCCTGCGTCGCTGGCGAGCGCAGGACGCGGACGAAGGCGTTTCCATCAACCATCAGCGACATCAACAGCATGGCGAAGTGATCCGACCGCGGGACCGATAGGTCAGGCTCGGGATCATCGACCCAAGCCGGTCGCGGACGGTACGGGCGCCGCTGTCCATCAAAGCGAATGAACGTGTCAACCGGCAGGGCCGAGATCGTGTCGGCGATGAGCCGAACGGCGGCGTAGAACGTCTCCAGCCGAATCGCGGTCTCGCGGTTGACGACCACGCCCGACAAAACAGCGCGCGGCATCTCGCCGCCAGATGCGAACAGCGATTGCCACGTGACAGACCGGCGCTCTAGAAGACGCTCAAGCACGATTCACCCCTAGTGCCAGGCCAGCGACCACAAGGCAGACACCGCCGACGACGATCCCGGCAGGCCACCAGATCAGGCCAACGCCCACGGTGATCGCGGCAAGGCCGACGGCCTGCAGTGCTGTTGCCACGATGCCTCCTAGACAAAGAATTGCGGAGTACTGGGGACGGCTTCCTCGAAGTGCAGGGCGCGTTCAAGCGCCATGATTGAGGCGACCGCGAGGTCAATCTTTTTGGCCGACATGCGGCCTTCCTTGTGCAGCCTCGTGCCGCGCGAATCCGATCGCAACACCGCGTTACTGACGTGCCGCGCCAGGCTCGGATTGCCGTCGTGCGTCAGCTGACGTTGGTTGACGTAGTCGGTGAAGCGTTGTGTTGCCGGGCTCATGCGCGCGGCGGTCTGCGGGAACTCCACCACCGGGATGCCCTCATCGGCTAACAACTCGAGGCTGCGAGCCCACCGGTACGGGTCAGCCGTGACCTCCACGACCTCCCAGCGAAGGCACGCCGTGCGGATCGCCTCCTCGACGTCGAGGATCGGCACGCGCCAGTCGTGGTCGTCTGTCGGCTTCTCCCACAGTCCAGCGACCGACAAGTGCGGGAACTCACCGACCTGGACGACAGCCAAGGCTGTTGAGTCGTCTCGAAACGATCCGTCCAGCGCCAGGACGACGCGCGCGCCGTCGGGGATCGCTCGAGGGTCGTGGCATTCGTCCCAGGCCTTCTGGCTCAGCCAGCCACCCTGAATGCTGACGGGCAGGTTCCACCAGTAGCGCTGCCACTCGGCTGCCGAAGTCTGAGGATCGTCGTACGAGCGAGCGATTGCGTCCAGGTCCATCCAGGCCGAGGCTGGGCCGTAGACCTCTTTAAGTCCAGCGATCCGGTCCTTCTTCTTGGCCGGGTCGTGCTTGGAGCCAGCCTGCTTGTGATCGAACAGCAGGGACGTGTCCTTAATCCGACCCTCGACGGTCTGGCGCCAGAAATCAAAGGTGCCTTCGGCAACCGAGCCCTCGCCCGGCGCAAACATGGTGGTCGTCTCCATCGCCCACCCAGCGGCGGCCTTGCGCTTCAGCAGGTTCCGCAGCACGATCTGGTGCATCCTCTTGAGCCGCGGGTGGACCCACAGGTGCGTCTCGTCAAAGACGCAGAACGTGGACTTTCCGCCGTCCTTCGATGAGTCGGCCGCCGACTCCGGTGACACGATCCCGCCGCCCGGCAGCAGAATGCGCGTTAGTCCGACGTCGATCTTGCCAAAGTCCTGCACCAGTGCCGCCGAGCCAGTATCCGCACTAAGCATGTACCGGATGGCGTCGTAGGTATTACCGGACTGGCCTTCCTCAGTCGCAAAGCACAGCACCTCTGGACGCTTGACCGTCCTGCCGACCGGCTCCCCGACCGCGAACTCGTAGCCCCAGGGTGACGTTTCGCCCTTTACTGCGAAGTGATCGAACCGGACCGGACCGATGGACTCGGCTGCCGCAAGCATCGCTGCCAGTTCGGACTTGGCTCGGCCCTTCGGCCTGGACAGCACCGCGCGGCGGATCAGCCGATCGCCGGCCTTGTCGACCGCGTAGGCCCGGACCACGAAGGCGGCAAACTCGTCATCAAGAATGAGGGGCTCTCCCTCGACGTCGCCCGGCCCGTGGACGAGGTAGGTCTCAATCCAGTCCAGCAACTGGAAGCCAAGCGACTCGGACTCACGCACTCTCGACTGCCTGCAGGATGCGAGCCCGTCGCGCCTTCGACGTCGCTGGCTTCGGCGCCTGCTCGGCCTCCTGGTCGATCTGCACCTTCAGCCGCAGCCGGTCCTCAGGCGTTGCGCCGAACTTCGCCGCCCGGATTCTCAGCTCCGCCGCAGCCGACGCCTCGCCGTTCCATAGTCGCGAGTGAAGCAGCGCGGTATCAAGCAAAAAATCCCAGTCCGTCGCCGTGAACTGCTGCGCCTGCGGCGATCTGCGCCAGGTGTCCCACCAGGCGAATGTCCGAGGATGCCAGTCATTTTCTGGCAAATCAGGGCCTCGAAGGGCGCCGTCCTGGACTACTTTGGTCATCTCGACCTGACGGCGTGCAGTGTCGTTAGGACGAGACCGCACCGCCTTCGGCGCGGGGCCACGACCGGGCATATCGACTCCAAGGGGGATCGCAGTGGGAATCTTCAGCAGGAAGCGCTAGGGCGTAGTGCAGGCATAGGCGCTAATGCTCGACGTGCCAGCTGAATTCGAGATCGTCCAGTCGCCCGGAAACGACGCCCAGCCGTCGGGACAGCGGCCCGCGACGAAGAAGATGATTCCGCCCGTGATGATCGAGCCATCCCGGCCATCCGTTCCGTCGCGACCATCCACGCCGTTGGCGCCAGCAGGACCCGCAGTCCCAGTCATGCCAGTCGCCCCGGCAGGGCCACGGTCGCCAGTCGCGCCGCGCACACCAGGGGCACCAGGCGAGCCATCACGGCCATCACGGCCAGGCAAGCCCTGCGGACCGGCCACCTGAGCGCGGGCCTCAAGCGCGATCACGCGTGCCTGCAGTTGCTGAACCGTCTTGCGCATCGCCGCCTGAGGATCAGACCGCGACGTGGCCGCAGCCTGCGGGGCGAGCGCCAGGACCAGGACGGCAAGAGCAACGGACAGCCATCGGTACATCGGAACCTCGCAGTGATTCGCAGTTGGCTAGATCGAGTGACTTGCACATCCCCCGCTGTGAT